CATCTTATTTTTATGGTGGTGTCCTGTTATATTTCCAAAGGCTTGTAGGTACATTACTCCCATGTTCGTAATAAATTGATAGTAATCTTTTAGTAGGTCATGCTTGTGATCCATCAGTAGCTGTTCTCCCTGATGAATCTGTCCTACTAAAGTATGAGCAAGCGATTTCTTTTCTGCTGTTTCTCTATACTCGTCTAGGTAAGTATTCAAATCATTAATTAATTTGTCAGAAAGGGTAGCTTCTAACATCACAACGGCAGGTAGATTATGTACTGCTATATTTAATTCGTCTATATCTAATTCCATAGTATTATCCTTCACAGCTTAAACATTCTGTGTCTTCTAAATTAATTCTTGGTATCTTAACATTTACATTCTCAGCAGACCTAGCTGCGTCTGATCTAAAATAATATAACGACTTAAGTTTATTCATAGCATACCAATGAACATCATTTACATATTGTAAGTATTCATCATGTACAGTTTGCGACTCTGTAGCTTTAGGCATACTAAAAAATAAATTTACACTCTGACTCTGACAAATATATTCTTGTCTCATGTATGCATGTTCAACTAAATATATCTGATTTATTTCAGGTGCAGTTTTAAATATATCTTTTTCATCGTCATCTAATATATCTACATTTTGAACAGACCCATTCTCTATGGCTATCTGTTTCCATAATTTCTCACGCTCATCTATAGTAAGTCCTTTCTTTTTAAACAGCTTCTCTAAAAATCTATTCCTGACTTGATACGAACCTGATAAAGTTTTGTGCGTATATACGTTAGCACGATATGGTTCAATACTAGGGGAAGTGCCACCACATATAATAGAACTACTGGCATTAGGAGCAACAGCCAAAAGATGAGCGTTACGATGATTACTCCCGTGTATATCAGGAGCTTCACCCCTTTCTTTAGCAAGTCTTGCAGTTGCCTCGACAGCCTTCTCTTTGATTCGTGAGAAAGCAATGTTGTTGATACTCGTAGCTCGTAAACCTTTGAAAGGTACTCCTTGACTTTGGAGTAGAGCATGAAAGCCCATCGCTCCAAGACCCAACGACCTCTCTCTATAAGCTGAATAAGCTGCTTTAACCATCCCTTCTTTTTCTTCTCTAACATAATTTTTAAACCTCTCAAAATTTGCACTATAACCACCAAGCCTACTAGTATCCACTATTGCTTCTATAAAATGTTCTAATACATTATCTAACATTACAATAAGATCACCAATAAACTGATCATCTTTCTTCCACTTATCAAAGTATTCTAAGTTAACACTAGACAAACAGCATACAGCAGTACGCTCCTCGTTAGTAGCTAACACAATCTCAGAACAAAGATTACTTTGATTAACTCTTAGTCCTAAATCTTTCTGTTGTTTCGGCAGATGCTCATTACATGTATCTATATTAATCATGTAAGGCTCTCCTGTTTCAGCCCTAGCGTTCAACATCTGCCACCATAAATCTCTTGAGTTAACAATCTTAACAGCTTCTCCACTCTTAGGATCAATTAATCTCCACTCTTGATTCTCTCTTACCGCATCTAAAAATTCATTAGTTATATTAATTCCGTTGTGTATATTCAAACACTTCCTGTTTATATCTCCGCCTGATTCTTTACGCATGTTAATAAACTCTTCAATCTCAGGATGAGATATGTCCATGTATGCAGCATAAGAACCTCGTCTAGTTACACCTTGATTGAAGGCTAACATCTGAGAATCTACAACGTGCATAAAAGGGATTGATCCAGTAGAACGAGAGCCGTGCCTAGTAGAAACCCCATTACTACGAACATCTCCCCAATATCCACCGATGCCTCCACCTGAACTCGCAAGCCAAATGTTCTCATCATAATGATCAGATAGCCCACGCCTACTATCAGGTACATAATTAAGGAAGCAGCTAATAGGTAAGCCACGAGTTGTTCCTCCGTTAGAAAGTATAGGAGTACTAAACATAAACCACAAATCGGAACTGTATTGATAAAGTCTTTGGGCAAGATCGAAATCAGTTTCTCCTTTAAAAGTTGCAGCAAAGACGGCTGCTCGTCCGAATGCTTCTTGTGCATGTGTTTCATTCTCCCATAAATATCTATCTTTTAATGTATCTAAACTAAACTTGTCTAGTTTCTTTTCCTTATCGTAATCTATTTCAATACCTAAGTATGATTTGTTTCCTACTTTATCCGTTATCATAATAACCTTCCTTGTCTCCTATGTAATAAGCTATGATAGCATAGTGAATAAGCTTTAATAAATCAAGTTGATTTCTTCCTTCTTTTTTACCATACCTCATAGCATACTTCATTATATTTCCCATACAAAAACCTTCTCCGTGTCCTGCATCAACAATAAGATCAGTTGCTTGATACTTACCATTAGCATAGTGCTTACTGTAAGTATCATCAATGTATCCTTTTACTACGTTTAATATAATGTCTTCTTTAAATTTATATTCCATTGTATCTCCTTAGTGTATTATCTCATTCTCAGGAACTTCTGTCAATCTTCTTGCGTATTCTAACTGTGATAGGTGCGAAAGTTTTTCAAGCACTTCAATGTCTACATCATCCATAGTACTACCTGAAAAAATATAACTACCTACTACCATAATTAATTCTCCTAGTTCAATACTATCTAAATTCCAAGTAATAGTTCTTTCAATATCATCAGACATCTTCAGTTTCCTTAACTGTAATTGAGTTAAAATCTTTTCTTCCTTGTTTAATTAGTACTTTAATTCTTTTAATAAACCATCGTAAAGTGTACGCAGAAATATGTAACTGTTGATTAGCATAAACATGAGTTTGATCAGGGATATAAGTGTGTACGTTTTCAACTGTAACTTTATCTTTATCTTCGTCAGGTATTATACTACGCAACCACTCAACCATTAACTGTTTTGCTTTTCTTCTTATTTGTTTTTCTTTTTTTAAATTCATTTGTAATCTCGTCTACTCTAGGTTCTTTAACAACTTGGGTTAGGTATGAAAGTCCTTTAGAATATTTAAATACTCTAAGTCCTTTTCCATTATTGGAATCTTTATGACACTCTAGCTTATGTCTACAAAAGAAACATCCTCTAGGAAGTTTCATATTTCCTGAAGACCCATCAGGTATAGGTTTGTAACAAATCTCAGGAGAAGTATCCACCTTTAAAGACTTTTTTACTTTACTTATTTTACTCTGTATATTAGGTTTGTCAAGTTCTTCTGGAATATAAAGTGCAAGTTCTCCACTTTCTTTATTCATTGCTAAGAAACCACCATTAGAAGTGCCGTGTCCTGCTTCATACCCTGCAAGTTGTGCAAGGTATCCAAAGGTATCGTCCTCTGCTAATGTGCCATCTTTAAACTTCTTGAAGGCGAATCCTGATGCAGTTTTAACATCAATAACTTGACCATCAATCACACAATCCATGTGTCCTTCAACACCTTTAACCTTGACGTTCTTCTGTTCATCTGTAACTTCATGTCCTGCAAGTCTTACAAGAAGAAGCACAACTTCTTCAAGCATATGACCATAAAGAAATTTAATAAATGTTTGAGGTGTTATTGAATTACTTTCATCAGGATACTTCATGTCATACCATAACTGTCTGTTAGGTTTTCCTATGTTGGACATACGCAACGTACCTGTTGATCGTTCAGTGGGTGTTGACCAATGACGAAGAACTTCTTTCATGTCCTCACCAAATTTATCTATGACTTCATCAGATAGGTTAAGTGATTTACCCTCGCCAAGTACAGATAGTTTCTTGTAGATGTCATCTACTAATGTGTTTAGTTTTTTCATTATTTATGCTCTATAAATCTAAGTTCTCTTGTGTCAGGATTAAACCCTAAAAATTTAACACCAAGTTTTTTCTGATCGTCTGTCATTACTCCTCCTCCTGCACTTTGATATTGGTCTCTTCTACGTTTATCTTTCTTTAATGTTTTAACATCAATCAAAGTAAGTTCTCCTTCTGAACTCATTGCTATTATATCTATAGGACCTGTACATCCTGAGTTTTGAAAGACTTCATAGCCGTTATCCCACAGCCAAGTGACTGCGTAGTATTCGGCAAAGTCTCCTTTTCTATTTGAATCTTTAATGTGTTTCACTCCAATTCCTCCCTACTTTGTATTCACCATCCATAGGACAGCGAAGGTTATAATGTTCTCCTGCTTTAATAATACATTGAACAGCCAACTCTCCAACATGGTCAGTAACATCTTCCCGTACTTCCATCTGCCATTCATCGTGTATGTTCGCAACAAACTTAGCATCAAGAGTGTTTAACCTAATCAAAGAATCTAACATGGCTAGTCCACGTTTCATAACTATAGCACCACCACCTTGTAATAATGTATTGAGAGCAGCGTGCTGTGTGCGAATTAAAAGCTTGCGTCCGTCTATTCCTTTGAGCCAATTCTTTCCTGATGCTCTCTGTACTTTGTCTCTAAGAGTTTTAAATGAAGGATTATTATTGAGGAATTGTTTTCTAAGTCGTTTACCATCTTCCCTATTTCCTCCAACCACACTCCCAAGCTTTGCATCTCCTGCTCCGTATATAAGTGCATAGATGAATGTCTTTGCCTGATCTCTTGATTTAAGTCCTGCAGCTTTTTGATTAGCTGTGTGTATGTCTCCGTTGATGATTTCATTTATATACTCCTCGTTCTGCATGTAGTGTGCAAGCATCCGTAGTTCCAAACCACTTGCATCTACACCTACTAATTTATATCCGTCTTTAACTATCCAACATTCCCTGCATTCTTTTCCATAAGGACTCTTTAGATTAGGTACTTGAGCCATGTTAGGATTTCTATGTGACATTCTTCCTGTGATAGTTCCATTAGGAATGACAAACCCATGTACCCTACCATCTTCCTCTGCTGCTTTAATCCAAGAATCAACTTGAGCAATGCGTTTCTGATACAGAAAATACTTAGCAATAAGTTTTGCTTGTGGTATCTTATCTATCTTACCAAGTGTAGTCTCGTCTACAATAGGCTGACCTGTCGGTGTAAACTTCTTAGGTTTCCAACCGAACTCAATTAAGTATTCGCCTACTTGTTTTCTTGATCCAAGATTAAAGTCTTGAAGTTTCCTACGCATAAAAGGTTTTATGTTATTTGTAGGTAATCTTTGTTCATATTCCTCAGGTGTTAATCCTGACTTAGATAGTGTTCCATCTTTCTTTAACTTTGGTGTCACTTCCTTTACATCAATTAACTTAGGTTTAAATTCTTTATGTACTTCATTTTCTGCCTGTTGCATCTTCTCACGCAGGTCAGCTAAAAGTAATTCAGCTCTCTTTAAATCAAATAAGAATCCTGTATTTTCTTGTTTCTTCATTATATCTGCAACAGTCTGCTCAAGTGCAACGCATTCCTTATTAAAACCTGTTCCTTCCTTGCGTAGGTGATGGAACAGAACTGTATTCAGTTGAACATCACGCACACAATAGTCTAACATTTTCTTAGAATAGTTTAAGTAGTCTTCAAACTCTATCTTTCTAAAGCCTAATCTAAATCCCCACTTCTCTAAGCTGTGTCCTCCTTCACGTACAGGATTGAATAGTCTTGACATAACAAGAGTATCAACAACAGGTTTATGAGAAAGTTTTACATCGCCAAACTTTTCTACCATAGGTATATCGAAGCCTATGATGTTGTGTCCAATAAGCCTATCGGCTTTTGTTAAGAACTCATATCCTTCCTGTAATTTATTAGGAGGAAATTTGAATGTCTCTCCTGAGTCAGCGTCTTGAGCCACAATACAATGTATCTTAGTAGCTTTAAGGTCGTCTGTTTCTATGTCAAATACTAGGTCCATAACTATAACTCCAATAGTTCATCTGCATCATCTTCAAATTGATCTGTAGGTACTTCTCTAAGTCTACCTGTTTCTCTATCATAATGCAAGCGTGATGCTAGTCCAACATCTCCTGTATATCTAGACTTCAATACTCTTACCTTTGTTGTATTAGATTCTTCTATATCATCAGACTGTTGATTTCTTTCAAGAGCAATCACACAATCAGATAACTGTGCAATACTTTGTGAACCTCTTAAGTGAGAAAGGCTGACCTCTATTCCGTTCTCGTGTCCTTTGTTTCCGTCAACCCTTCTCAAGTGAGATACTAATATAAGACCTGCTCCTGTCTCTTCAACTATACTTCTAAGGCGAGTCATAATATTGTCTATCGCTCGTCTCTCATCTCCTTCATGGATAGCAGAGACTAACATATGTAAGTGATCTACTACTACCCACTTACAATCACAAGCCACTATCATAAACCTTATCTTGTTAAAGATTTCGTCTATACTATTAGTACCGAAGTGAGCATGAATCCATACTCGGTTTTTATTTTCTCCATCATAAAGAATATTAAAGAAGCTATCTATCTCTTCTTGGGAAAAGTTTTCTCTCTCTTGATCTATATATAATCTAGCGTTAGCTTCTATAGATAAGATTCCGTCTACTGTTCTTCTCCAATCTTCTTCAAGAGCAATGACTCCTACATTATCTTTAGTTTCTTTAATGAGCCAATGTTCTAACTCACGAGTTACTGAAGACTTGCCGAGTCCTGTTCCTCCTGTTAGTGTTACTAATTCTCCTGACCTTAAACCATATAGCTTATCGTTTAAACCTTTCCAAGGGTAAGCTACACTCTCTTTCTTTTCTCTATCAAAGAAGTCCTGTTTAGATTCAGATACATTTATAACTCCACTAGGAGTATAAACTTTAGCAGACCACCATGCTTCAATAAATTCTTTATGTTTGTTCTGACGGAGCATATCGTTTGCGTCCTTGTAACCATTTGGTAGTACCATTATCTTAGCCTTGCTAGGCTGAAACAACATCGCTACCTTTTTAGCTGCGTCCTGTCCTTGTTTGTCTCCGTCAAAACAAATCACTACACTATCAAAGCTTTCAAGAAACTCTAAACTTTCTTTAACATCTTTGACTGCTCCTGATGATCCTCTCTTAATAGATACAGATGCCCACTTGCTACCCATTAATTCATAGCAAGCCATAGCATCACACTCACCTTCGGTAATTGTAATCGCCTTACCTTTTGCTTGAAAGAGTTGCTCGCCAAACAATCCTGTTCCGTCAAAGCTACCTTTAACAGAAAAGTTTTTATCCCTGACGTAACGTATCTTCGTAGCAGATAGTTCGTGTTTGTTGAAATATGGATATAGATGTTGAACTATCTCACCATTACTAGACAGTATGCTTTTAACTCCATACTTCTTAGCCGTTGCTTCGGAGATCCTACGATCTGTCAATGCAACGAAGTCTCCTCCATGTAGGTTAGTAGGTTCTTGTTCCTTCTTAGCTACTACTTCTTCTCCGTCTACTGCTTTATTGTAGTTCAGGAAATAAGTTTCACAACTGAAACATTTAGCTGATCCGTCATCATTCAAAGATACGGGATCACTACCTCCACATTTAGGACATGGTAATTTATGTTTTACAAAAGCCATATTGATTCCCTCACGTTAATTAAAAAGGTGCTAGTTTTATCAAGGTCTAGCAACTTGTTAGGCACACTAGTCTGAGTCGTTAGACTCCGATAGTTCTTCGACCACATCAACATCATCTGCTGTTGTGTCTTGTCCTTCATTAACTATCGCAATGATCCTGTTTGAAAAGAAATTTATTCCTGCTTGTAACTCTTCCAAGTCTAAAGTAAGATTAACTTTCTTTTGATTCAGTCTCTGTAATCTACCAAAGATTCCTTGACCTTCTTCAGGCAAGTCCTCTACTGATATATCAACTCCGTCAATAGTTATATAAGGTGTTGGGTTGTTTACTTCTTCGTTCATAATTAAAACTCCAAGTCGTTATCATCATCAAGAGATTCTAATTCGCTACCATCAGAACCTGTGTATTCAACAAGGTCAAGCACCTGTACAGCTTGAAGATCAAGTCCTTTGAAATCTCCGAACTGATTAGATGTTTCCCATTCTCTGTATTGAACATTAACTTTTGAACCATTCCCAACAGCAAGGTCGAGTGGGTTTTTGTTAGCGTCCAATAGTTTTGGTACTGCATTAGGCGTACCATCTTTACGTTCAACTTTTCTTTTGAACATAATCTTTTTAACACCATCAACATCCTTGACTCTGAAACCACGACTAGAAAAATCCTCTGCAGTTTTATCATCAATGATCAAAGTGATCTGATATTCAGGTGTAAATGTTGTGTTGGCATTTTTAATTGCTGCCCACTCACAAGTATAAGGTCCGATTATTGGCATCTTATTTTCTCCATTTTATTAAAAAACTGTGAGGTTTTAGTGAACTCCTAGACCTCAAACTAGAGCCAATCTGATTGACACACACACTAACTATAGGATATATAGTGAGGGCTATGATGTTAGGTGTATAGTTCATAGGGTATATATTAAAGTTCCCTCAAGTATTGATTGTAAATATAACCAATAAAAATATCTAACATCTGATCGTCAACAAACTTAAGAATAAATCTATCACCAACTACTCTTAGTTCATGACCCATTTTCATCTCATACATATCAGTCATAATATTATGGTCTGATCCTAGCTTAAGATACTGTTCTTTACTTAATGTTATTTCTTTGCTGTTTAAATTTCTCATATATATACTATTATTATAACACGGATTGCTATTCCGAGTCAACTCTTTTCTTAATTAAATTAAACTTATTTCTCCATTTACTTTTCTTATAGACTGTCATAGTTCCGTCAGCATATCTAACTTCAAGAACTCCATTATTTGCATGAAGAGAAGTGACTCTATTTTTTTCAACTTGCTCTTTATACATCTCATGTACATCATATTCAGTCATAGTCTTCTTCCAATTCTAATTCACTTATAGCTTCTTCAAAGACTGACTCACATTCATAGAATGTACTCTCTAAGTTATGTTCAGCTTCTGTAACCTGATCTAATAGTTCATTCATCTCGTCAAGTAAACCATGTCGGTCAGCTAGACTAGCTAATGAAGATGTTATCTCACCAATAGGATAACAAAGATATTTAGCTTCTTTAGTTATATTTCTAGATAATCTTAACGCACATTCTAATTCGTGTCGTATGTCTTTTGCATCAACATCTAGTGTTGCTCTTGCTACGTCAATCATTTTTCTTCCTTTATGTATCCATAAGTATCTCTATCCCATGTTAACTTTAACAATTGAGTTAGCTTAAACTTTATTGTATCTAAATTAGATACATCAGACATATAAACATCTTTCATTTCTGAATAGTTATCTAACATATTATCAATTTGATTAACATATCTACACCAATCATGTAGTTCTTCTGGTGTTAACTCAATAACTGTTTTTGTTTTTAAATGTTTTACTTTCATTTTCCTTGCCCTCTATATTTTTTGTAGGAATTTTTCTTCTTCTTATTCATGGTCGAGTAACCTACATTACCTCTACCAATCGAAGTCTTTTTACCCCTAGAGCCTGTCTTAGATACATGCTCTACTTGTGTTCTAGCTTTTCTCATTCTTCTGTGTCCTCATCAGTTTCTTCTTCAAGTTTTTCAAAGTGTTCTTCATAGTCTTTGAAGTTTTCAGTAGAAGGGTCATAATCCCATGCACCCTCTTTAATTATATGTTCTAGTGACCAAGCACCTATTACATCATCTAATACTTCATATTGTTCTTTTGTAATTGATTTAAAGTCATAGATAGAAACAATCCTTAGACCTGCCCACCAATCATCATTACTATCTTGTTCTATATGATGAAACTGCCAAGCAAGAAAACACTCCTCCCAAAAGTTTTTGTTTTCTCTCAAATCTTCTGGAGTCATTTTAGTTTCTACCACAACTTCATCATAGTATTCATGGTCTCCGTCACGACAATGGTCTTTTATTAAAAAGTAATTTAGTTTACTCATATATCCTCCTCATCATTCTTACATAACTCTCTGCGTGTAAATCCCAAGATGATTCAGAATAACCTTTGATCTGTGCGATCTCAAGTCCTTCCTCGTACCACCTTTCTTCTAGTTCTTGTTGTCTTAAATTACTCATTAGCTTTTCTCCTCTTCTAACTTCCATATAACAAATTTCAATAATTCTTGAGCATCTTGAATACGTCTCGTTTGTTTTTCTTCTTCTAATAAAGAATTAATATATTTTAAGTTTGATACTTCATACATTAGCTTTTCTCCTCAATTGTATAAAACTTTTTCTCTTTACCAAACCAATTACTATCTATAAATGATTCTGCATTATTTATATCTTCAAACTCATCATTAAGTAAATGTGTTTGCTTGTGGTCTGTGTATCTAATTACATAGTTCATTATTTATACCCTCTCTCTTTATACATACCTGTTAATTTTTCTTTCTTTGGATGTTCTGATTCCATAACACTTTCGTATATCTCTTCTTTTATTATACCATAAGTCTTATCATCTTGTAAAGTACTAAGTATTTTGACATGGTTTAAACGTGGCTTCCAAGTTTTCCAATAAATCTTTTCAACCTCTCGAACATTCCAAGTCCACTCAATGTTAGTACCATTATAATCGTAGCCAAAGATAGGTCTATTCATTTCTTTTCTATACTACTTGTACTGCTTCCAAGTCTAGTCCTGTAAAATCTCCATAACGATTAGAGGCTGACCACTCTCTACATTTTACGTTAACTTTCATGCCATTTTTTAATGGCACTTTGTTAATATCTGAACAGAATAAAATAGGCGCAGAGTTAGTCCTACCATTAGGAAGATTAACTATCCTTTTAATTTGTAAGGCTTTTGTTGGTTTATCTCTCTCATGTTGTTTGATTGTAATAAATTTTCCATTTTTAGCTTTACGTTTATGTTGTTTAACAGTAGTAAAATTTACACCCTTTAAAGATTTTATTTTATGACCTCTCTCTTTAAAGCCTTTTAAAGTTTTAGAATCTACTGCTAAATGGATTGAATAATAAGGTTTAAACACCCTGTTAGGTTCTGTAACACAAGACCAATAAGCTTCTCCTTCTAATATCATTGTCGTTCTCCTTTATTTTATCCAACACTTGTAGCCACTACACTTATCTATGGTTTCACCACAGTCATTACAGTAGCCACTCCTTTTAGTACTATCACTCAAACTTATATCACTACCAACTTCAGTATCAAGCCAACCTAATTCACTTTCAGGAATGCTCTCAACCTCTTGCAATATAGTCTCGTGTAATCTAAATCTATTATCACTCATATTTTCTCCTATATTATTTATTATATAATATATAAATATATTAATATATTATTATATTACTTTATATATTTATACATATTATATCATACCTTTTTAAATTAAACAAGGGCTATTTTAATAAAGTGTGTGGCTAGTAAGTGGTAACTTACCTGTCTCGTTAGCTTTAACTAACCACACTTAACTCTATGCTTTATATAACTTCAAGTGTCTCCTATTAAAGTTAAAGCCAATACCCTGTCTATCTTTGTATATATCATACCTAGTTAGCCTATCTCTAGCATAAGTTTTTACTCTAAATTTCAAACCTAAGAAATTGAAATGTATAAATTTCTTCTTAGGAGTCTCACTATCTCTATATATTTTTACCATAATATATCCTATTAAGTTTAAACAGTCTTTCATAATTGAGGTGCTGTTTATTTAACCTATTGACACAGCTTAACATGTTCGTTAAGTCCTGTCAAATTCTTTTATATCTTATACATAACTTTGTATTGTATCAGCTATATCTTTCATTAGAGTAAAAGAAATATCACACCACTCACAATCAAGTAGTTTAATACTAAACCCTTCGGTTTCAAATATCTCACTATCTCCTGTTAGTATAGCTCCTCCTCCGTCTCCGTCTAAATATAAGATAGACGGCTCTTGATTATCTCCAACATTAAAGAACGTGGCATGTAGATGATAACTCGCACCTCCCATACCTTCTCTATAATCCAAATACTCTGCCTTCGTTAAGCCATATTCTTTATAAATTTCAGTTTCATTCATAGCGTTTAAACTCCTTCCAAATATCTAAACTTAATAAAATCAACCCTTCCATGACCTTTTAAGAAATAAATTAATTGTATCATACGTTTCCATAGTCTAAAACTTAATTTAGTTCTGTCATTTTTAGATTGACAACCCTTGTAAATTAAAAAGCTAGGTAAAGTTATGTAAGGATAATAAATATCCCACTCACTAGCCATTAAATCTATTGTATAAAATTTCATATCGTTTAAACTTCCTCTATTTTTGTTAAATATTCAGAAACAATCTCACTTCCAATGATGTAAGTGTACACATTAACAACCTTTTCAGGGTCGCTAAAGTCTGTAAATACTTCACCAAAATTGTCTTGCTCCCATTCCTTAATAAAGTCTATTACTTCAAAGACCATACTACCAAGCCATTGTTTAGCTTGATAAGTTCCAATGATGTAATAATCTTCATTAAATGCGTAGTGGTGAAGGTCGTCTTGATTATCTTCTATCCATTCAGCATCTTGATCTTTTATATAATCATCAAAATATTCTTTTATTTCTTCTCTTTTGTAGTCCATAAGCCCTCCTTATTTATTAAACATAGCTATTTCTAGCTTTCTAATGATAGCACAATAATAGTTCTATCTTTGAAACTTTTCTGTTACTCTCTACCTCTCGGCATTTTCGCAGTTTATACAGTTATTAAGTGTCTTACTAATATCTTATCTAATAAATGCAATCTGTTTTGAGTCTCTAGGTTTATGATTCCCTCTCTAGGGTTGCCACTCATTAACTTAGAGCCTAAATGTATCTCGCTAATATTAGCTTTAACTCTTAATCTTTTAGAAACTTTTTTAATTTTTCTATCTGTATTCCTATTCATACAACATACTTTAACAGCATATAAAACTATGTCAACAAATAAATAAAAATAAATATAATTAAATATCTTTACTTTATAATTTATTTATGTTATATGATTAGGTGTATTACTTGACTAACACACTACATCACTACATCACTAATGCTCTAGTGTATTACTTGACTAACACACTATAACACAGTTTATATAACATAAAAGAAATTAAAAAGCAATAGGTAAATCGTAGAAATATAGACTAAATTACTGTATATTCATACAGCATTTTAAATGCGTAGGATTTAATTTTAAGAGGGTTAGTAATACCTAGCGAAGCCTGACAAGTTTCAGCGCTTACAAACGCTTAAATTAGCTTAGAAGGTAACAGACATAAAAAAGGGCTATTTCTAGCCCCTTCTTTATTTGGTAAGGTTTTAGTCGAGTACGAATGATGTATCAACTATTGGTTTTAGTTCGCTTAATTTTCTACCCCTTACATAATAAGATTTGGGTATAGGTCTAATTGCGTTAAATTGACCCCCTTGTATAATTCTTAACATTGAATTATAAATAGCGATTTGTTGGTCATCTCCGTTATTTTTTAGATTACGCCCAAGATTATCTAATTCAGCCGTTACTATATGTTCATTTTTCATATTTATTTACCCTCCTTTAGGTATACTGTATGTTTATACAGTAGTTAATATTGTTATGGTTTTGTGCCATGTGCTAACTATACATTAATGACATAAGATGTCAAGTATTAAAAACTATATAAATATAAAGGGGTTATTGTTTATAAGGTATTGATATATAAGGTAAAGATATGTTAAGTCTTGTTAAGTGATAAAGCCTTGTTAAGTAAACTATAAACACTTAATAAAACTTGACAGACTTTGTAAACTAGATTGGCACTTAACAGATTTGGTAGAACTTGTAAAGTTTTTTAAGTAAAATAAATATAAATATAAAGCTTGACAAGTTCTGTTAAGTGTGGTAGTGCTTCACAACTTAAAAGACTTGACAAAGCTTTGCAAGTGTGCGTGTGTAAAATAAATAAAGCTTGCCAAATCTTGTTAAGTATGCATAGGGGCGGGCAGGTGGGCAGGGGGGGTAGGTGTGTATATATAGCATACATATACATTTTTAGACTAAATGGATGTTTACTAGTTTAAGCCGCCTTCAATTACTTAAAAGGACTCGACAAGGACTTGTCAGGTATAGGTATTCAACCGGGGGTCTAACAAAATATATTGTACAGCTCAGATTCACTTTTGTCAAGTCTTTTTTAATATATTTAAAACTTGACAAGTTCTTATACTAGACCTATAATAAGGTTTATGAGTTACCTTCCCCAAACAACAAACAAAGCTAAAGAGCTTACAGAGAAGCAACAGTCTTTTTTAGATAACCTAATTGAAACAGGTGGTGATCCAAAGAAAGCAGCCGAGCTTGCAGGATACTCAGGCAATTATCATCAAGTTATAAAATCATTAAGACAAGAAGTGATCGAATTAGCCTCGGACGTACTAGCTCGTTCTGCCCCTGCTGCAGCCTTTAAACTCGTGGACATTATGAATAGTGATCATCCTATACCACAGGTTAGTAATAAACTAACTGCTGCTCAGACTATATTAGATAGAGTAGGTGTATCAAAGAGTGATAAGCTAGACGTAACTCATACATCATCTGGTGGTATATTTATACTTCCTGAAAAAGAACCAATAGATGTACAAGCAGAGGAAGTAGAATATGTCGAAGAAAGAAGAGATTCAGAAGAAGAAACTACAAGCGAACAACCTTATGTGGAAGAAGCTTCTGGAAGAGAAGAAGAAGAATAGGAGTAAATAATGGATACATT